CTGGTGCGGCTGGGCCTAAAGTTGCCCAGGCTGCGCCGTCATAGTATTGCACTACGTTCGTGCTTTCTAAATAACATAGCTGGCCTTCTGCTAGTGCTTTTTCACCTGCGCCGCCGAAACCTGCATCGCGTGTAACTGTGGTAGCAAAAACGGGTACGCCTGTAGCCGCGCTGTTATTTAATTGCGCTGCCTCTAAAACTTGCGATGCCGTAAAAATAGGTACTGTAGTTTGTGTATTTGCCATAAGTCCCTTTCAGATTATCCTAAAACAATGTCTGTATCATTGATGATGCCTAAAATTGGGTCATCTAGTACAAGTTCAAATACAACGGTAGTAGGGCTTGTAAACAGCATAATTTTATGCCCTGTACGAATTTCTAGGCTATGTTCGATACCTTCTATTGCTAGTTCTTGTGCCAGTTCTGTAGTGCCTGCACCGCTGGTAAAAGTTTTTTCTACGGTAATTGTTTGCCCGATATCTAGCGCCGCTAAAGCTTCGCGTTGCGGGTTAGTCAACATGTTAAACGCCGTACCTACAGACGTGTAGCGGGCTTGCGGTTCGCCGTCTAAAAGGTAGGTGGCTAGTGTTGCCGCTGCCGTGTCATTGTGTAAAAGGCTATTAGTAATGCTTGTAGTTTGGATAAAGTACTGTGCCTGGCTGGCTGCGTCGTCTGCTACTTGCGGGTTATTGCTACCTAATATTTGTACTACCGCGCGGTTGACTACCTGGTCAGCTTCGAAAGATATGCCTAGTTCGTTGTACGGTAGGTTCGTGCCGTCATCGTGGAAGTCTGCTACTGAACCGCTAAGCGTATTGCCTATGCGCGGCTGAAAAGTTAGCTGGCCGTCATTTGACATAAAAAGGCGGCCTTGTTCGGCTTCGTTTATTTGTACACAGTAAGCCAGCGCGTTAGTGCCTTGATCTATTGTAAAAGCTGCCGCGCCGCCTAAGGTTTGTGTACCGGTAGAAATGTTGCGCGCCAAAGCCGGAAACGCTACTTCCGGTAAATCTAGAACAGCTGTTAAACGGGCGCTAGTTAACTGTTCGGATACGTTAAATTCGTCTAAAACGGTTTGGCTTAATAGGTATAGATCATCTGCACAAAATACGGTTACTACGTCGATACCGCCTAAAACAAAATCGTAGTTATAATTTATGACATAGCCACGAAAAATAAACTGTGGCACGTTAAGGCTGTCATATCTAACTAGCTGTACTTCCCGCATAGGCGCTAGCCCTGGTTGCTGTGTCGTGCTGTCCCAATAGGGGCTATTTTCATCAAACGGGTTAAAAATTCCGCTGGTATCGCTTAACGTAAAATACATTGTGCCCGCGCCGAACTGGTCACCGATATCTTGCCTACCGCGTTTAACGCGCACACTAACGCAACCGTCTAAAATTGCTGCAAAGTTAGTAGTACCGTCTAACACGTATTGCGTATTTCCAAGTACGCCCGCTATTGGGTCATTTAAAATAAACGCGTCCTGCAAAAAGCCTGTATCTACAAATAGTTCGTAGTTGCCCGAACCGGCTACAGCTACCCCAGCCATTAAGCTATTTCAAGTTGTAGCGGGCCTGAAACACGGTTATATGCAATTAGCGCATTATTAACCGCTTCACCTATTTCCGCTTTGGTGGCTAGCTGGCTGTTTACGTTTATTGTTATGCCGCCTGGGCCGCCAAATTGTGGGTTGCCTTTGTCTGTAGGTGCGCCGATAGGTGGCATCTGTGGCGTGTCGATCACTGGCATAACGCTTTTAATCGGGTCTATAGCTTCGTTAAAGCCTGCGCTAATGCCTTTAACGTCTGCCAGGGTTAAACCTGTGCCTTCTAGTTTTGACTGTGCAACCGCCATAGCAGATTCAACGCCTGCTAAATATTGTTGCGCGTTAGATACGCCCGCCGCGTAAAATTTGCTGGCCGATAGATCACCAATAGTTTTAGCTATCGCGTTTGTTTGTGCTACTAAATCGTTTGCGCGTAATACGTTGGCGCTTGACTGTAATAGTTCTTTAGCTATTGACGCGCCGCTTTCTACGCCTGCGTCTATAACTTGCTGTAATGCTTCACGCGATAGGCCAGCGGCTAACAGCTGTTCTACAAGGTTTGCAAATTCTTTAGCTTTGTCAGCTTGTTTTTGTAGGGCGCTAAAAAAGGTTAAGCCTGCATCTTCGCCGCCTTCTTCAAAAGCTTTACCAAAATTTAGGCTTTCGGTTATTACGTTTTGTACTGAACCGCTAAACGAATTAAAAGCGTCTTGCGCGCTTTCTAAACGGCTTTTAGCGTTATCTAAGGCCGCCGCCATTTCTTTATTTAAAGCTTCTGACGCGTCTTTAACGCCTTGCGCCATTTCTTGTTTAAGTGTCTTAGCTGCCTTCTCTGCCGCTTTACCTAATTTGTCTACCTTTGAAGCTGCGCCCCCTGGGGTATCGTCTGCCTTTACGCCTAATAGTTCTGCCATTTCGGCCGCGCCTTTAGCGTCCTCTGCAAGTTTTTTAGCTGCAAAACTTGAGTACCCAGACGCCGTAGCCATATTGCCGATACCTGAAATAAAAGTATCGAAGCTGGCTTCTAATTTGTTTACGTCTATTAGTTCGTCAAATGCTTTACCTAACAGTTTTAAACCTTTTAGCGGGTTAGTTAAAGCCGTTACAGAAGCTGCCGTAACTATTGTAAATCTGTAAATAATGTTTGCGGCTTTGGCGGCGTTTACTGCAATAGTTTTAAACCCGTTTATAAGCGCCGTACCGCTGTTGCCCATTTCGTATAGGGCTTGTTGTAAACCTTTTACTAATCCTTTTTCACCTATAACTTCCGCTACCCGTTCAAAGGCTGGTACTACGTTTTCGTTTAAAAATGTGACTACTTTCAAAAAGATAGGCAAAAATGCCTGGCCTAATTTCTGTTGTATATCGTCAAAAGTTGCGCCCAGTATTTTTTGCTGTGCTGCCAGGCCGTCAGAAGTTCTAGCAAAATCGCCTTGCGCGTCAGCCGTCTGATTAAAAATTACTCGTTGCGCGGCTAATACTTTTTGCTGTGCCGTTAAAGCTTTGCTACCGGAATATATGCCTAGTTCTGTTGCTGCCGCTTTTAGTGTTGCATCATCAAGTAGTACGCCGTATTTTCTTAGCGGTTCAGCTTCACCGCGTAGGGCTGAACCTAAAGCCGTAATAGCATCATCTACAGACGTGTTATTAAACGACGCTAAATCTGATGCCAAAGTTACTAGGTTTAGGCTGAAATCGCTTAAATCTTTACCAGCCAGCCCAGCGGATTTACCGAAAATAGCAAACGTGCCAGCTGCCTTTAATGCTGCCGTTTCACTTAAACCTAAAGCCGTGTTAGCGGTACGTGCAAACGCTTCTACTTCTTTAGATATCGCGCCAAAAACTACTTTATTTTTACTTATAGCTTCGTTAAAATCTGATGCCGCTTGTATTGCTTTATATGCAAACGCGCCTACCGCGCCAACAGCTGCACCGATAGCGGCAGTAGCAATAAGGGTAGATTTTGTTAAACCTGCAAAACCTTTATTAGCGTCAACGCCAAACGCGCCTAACGCTTTCTGTGCTTTGCCTAATCCTTTATCGTCAAAACTTGACGTAATCGGTATGTTAATTGCCATAGCGGGTTTTCAATTTCTTATTAAGTGTTTCAGATACTTTTTCAACAATTTCTTTTACAGCAAACTGAACCGTGTAACGATGCTTTTCTACCGCTGGGTCAATAGCGCGGGGCTGTAACCCAGTTTCGACGTTTAGATTATTAACAAAATTAGTATTTTTTGTTTTAATACCGGCATGGTCATAGATCGAACCTGCGGCGTCTAACTGTTGTGCAACCATAAGCCCATACGGCCTAGCTTTAAAAGTTACGCTATGGCTTTCGCGCGGATTATTTTCTGCATCAAATTTGTCTTTAAATTGAACTGTGCCGCCACGGCTTGCGCGTCTGCCTACCTTAATTTTTATGCCAGCTTTAGCCGTCCGGTTATTCCAATACACTTCGCGGCCTTTAATAAGTTTGCCGCGTACCATACCTGATAGGGGCGGGGTAGTGCCGATAAGTTCGCGGGCTGTAGTAATAATTGGTGCGCCTGCGCCTTTAATATCTTTAGTTACTTGACGCCTATAAACCTTGTCGTATTTGTTTAGTTCTGCCAATGTTTGCTGTATGCCTTGTATTTGTAAAACGTCTTTTTTTTCAAACATACGTTTTATTTTTCTTGTTCAATATTTCTACAACTGTGTATAGATCACTTACCCCAAATTCGATATGGCTAGGCCAGTAGTGGCACGTAACTAAAACCTCTGCCATAAGATAACTTACTGTGCCTGGTCTACTTTTAAATCGGTTGCCTGGTCTACTACTTCAATGTTTGTAAGGCTTGTAATAAACGCGTCTAACGTTGCCGGTACTACTATTCCGTTAAGGCGGCTGGCTTCGTAACACATATAAGCCAAATCCTCTACGCCTATACCGTTAGCAATATCTGACGCCTTGCGCCTATATTTTCTTTCCCATAAGACTATTGTCATTAAATTAGTTTGTACGTCATAACATGCGCCGTCTTTAAATACGGCTTTTAGTGTTAGTTGCATTAGTTACCTTTCTCGTACGCCGTTCTACGGGCGTTGCTTGTTTTGTTAGTACTCAGCGGCCAAAGCCGCGCCATTATGCAACAGCTTTGACGAGGTTTCCGCCCGTAAATGTCAAAGTCACTGTTGACAACTCGCCAAGCGTCGCCGAAATTGGCGTGTGGCTTTCCAAGTAGCAACCGGTCAAAGTGTATTTTGGTTCTGTTGCACTAGGCGTTGCTAAGCCAGCTGCGGTAGGTGAAACTACAATAGTGGTTTGGATACCTACCAGCCCGTAAATCGTGGCTTCGGTTTCTGATGCTGCGTAACTTTGGTATAGCGTCACTTCGAAAGTGTTGTTTTGCAAAGACGTAACAGCTGAACCGCCAAACTTTCGGCCTGTGTCACCAAACGCTGTAGTTTCTAGCTGTTCGTAAACGTAAGTCAAAACGGCGCTTGTCGCCTGATCGGTAAGGTTAACGGCGTTAATAGTTAGCGCTGGGTTTGAAAGATAAACGGTAGTTGCCATAGTGGGTTAGTCCTTTTCGGTTTCTGTATCTTTAGTTTTAGCAGATTTCTTTAAGCCTTGTGGGGATATATGCCCGCTGTTAACTAGCGCTTCAATATTGACGTACTCTAAATCTTTGGCGGTAACAATAGCGCCGCGTCCCCAAATTAACCTATCTGACGTTACTAAGTAAGTTTCCATAAAATCCTTTACGCCGTTTGGGCTTGCATAGTTACCGTAATATCGTAAGCCGGATAAGCTACGCCGCCTACTAAGGCTTCTGTTGGCCTACCGTCTGTAACGCCAACATTAGCACCCAGCACTAACGAAGCTAGGTTAAGTAGGCTGCGCTGTGCGTCTAAGTTGCCTGGGCCTAAAGTTATTACCCGCACCGGAAAAGACATTTTAACTATATTAAAGTTAAAGGCTTCGAAGCTGGGCGCGTCTATAAAAGCGCAAGGCGGCACAAGGTTACGCGGGTCATTGACTACTTGTAAGCCTGTAACAGCGGTAAGGGTTGCCGTTAAGTTTGTTAGTGCCGTGTTAAATAGATCAGTAAAGTTTTGTGGCACTATGCCACCTGGGGACGGTCTACGCCTAACAGCTGTTTAACCATTGGCGATAAACCGAAAGTGTTACCAGTACCTAAACCGTCAAAGCTAGCAAAATCGCTAATGCTGCCGCGTTGTCGATACAAGGCCGCCGAATACATCACAACGCCTAAAGATACGTCATTAGAAGGCACTGTAGTAGGGCTGTCTATGTAGCCGTTTTCTTGTCTGCGTCTAAAACAAAACGCGTTACCGGCTGCCGCGCAAGTAGTTAAAAATGCTGTATCGGCTGCCGTAGCTGTACCAATACCTAGCCAGTCCTCTATTTGTGCGGCTGTAATCCATGTGCAAGTAATAGACGTAGTTAACGTGCCAGCGCTTGCCACTATGTTTACATTGGTTGCAGTTTTAGCGTATAAAACTTGGTTACTTATAGGTAGCTGGTTATCGTAAAGAAAAAAACCTTCTAAATCTACGCCCGTAAAATAGTATTGCGGTAAAGCGCGCACTACATACGTGCCGTTGAACGTTGCGTCTACGCCCGCTACTGTAAAACTTTGACCAATTTCTAGCGGTTCTGCGTTTGTTTGTAAACGTATTACCGCGTAGTTATCGGTTAAATATTTTTGTTGAACCGAATAAACGGCCATAGCTGGCCTTCTTTCTAGTTAAACGAACTTAACAAATTTTGTAGCGTCAGCCATAAAGCCAGCTACGTAACCTCTAAAGGCAATTGTGCGGCCTAATGTTGCTGGTACGTCTACGCTAATTGCGCCTTTTTGCTGTTCATAGAATTCGAAGCCTGCGGCTGGGCCTGCGGCGTGACCCATAAACGAACCTGGGGCGTGTCGATCAACTACTAGTACAAGGCCTAGCGGGTTGCCGTTCCAACTTGTAGCAGACGAATTACCGGCAGCGTTTTGACCCATAAGGTTTGGCGCACCTACAAACGGAAATACTGGGCGGTTTTGGTCATCTACTGAACTTGCCAAAGCTTTCCAACTTGCAGGCGTTACGAACATGTGAGTAGGTAAGTAGTTGCTGTCTGTAGAAATTTGGCGCGCGCCTTCATAAATCGCCGCTACCCAGTCAGCACCTACGGCGCTATCTGTTACCGCTGAAGTTTGAGAAATTGCAGCGTGGCAAGTATCTATAGCGTAATTATCCGTTGCTTGACCGTAAGCAATAGCTAACTGGTTAAGAATAATGTCAATGCTTGCAGGGTCTGACCAATCCAAATCTTGTTCAGAAACTGTTACGTATGTCCCAAAACTTAGTTTAGAAATATCGGAATTTGACACGACAACAGTAGACGCGTTTAGCGTGTCAAATTGTGCGGACTGTTGCTGCACTACTGGGCGTGTAGTAATTTTCGGACGGCGAAATGTTGCACCGGCTGTAGGCATCGCCCTAGTCCCGATAGCACTAACAAAAGGCCTAATCGGGTTAAGCGAATCGTAAACGCTGCCGGTAATAATTTCGGGCAGGATGCCTGGGGTCGACTCAGTATTTACGTATGGTGCTACGCCTGGTGCGGCTTCTACTACGGCTTGTTTAATGTTTGCGTTTAGTTGTGCAAAATCTGAACCGCCGCGCACATAGCTTGCGATGTATTCGGACGTGCTAGGCAAACGAAGTTTTTTTGGTTGCGCGTATGTTAAAACTTGCGCGGCTTCGATAACTTGTGGGGCTTCTTGTGGCTGTGTCATATCTGTTACCTCTGTTGGTTGGTCTTGTTTACTATTTAACTCTATTTCGGGTTCTGTTTCGTGGATACTGGCCGCTACTCGTTCTATTTTTGCGTTTTCAAATGCGCCAAAAGGTAGAAGGCTTAATTCTTGCCAATCAGCTTTAGTTATAATCATTGTGCCGGCTTCGTCATAGCTAAATTCTGTTGGCATTATGCCTACTGAAACGCTATCTAATACGCCGTCTTTAGCTAGCTCTAGGGCTTCGTCGCCGTCGCGGGTTGCGGATATTGTGGCTTCAAATAAAA